GGCGTCTACGCCACAGGATTCCCTAAAGAATCCTCTGATGCAACTCTTATCACGGTTTACTTTTAAACCAAATGATTCGAGTCGTTCGATTGCATCCAGGGCTTGCGCCCGCTTGACAATCACATCATCGCCATACACAAGGACACTATCTCTAGTGTCCTGATCGTCATCTCCTGCAGTTAGGAGCGCCCATATAGTTAGCGCCATTACAGGGAAGCATAAACAACTTCCCATTGGTGCGAACTTTTTGAGCACTAGCTCCTTCCCGCTTGGGAGAATAGTTGAGCTGCTCCTGCACGCTTCCAGTGCCTCACATATGTGGGATGGAAACAGCAGGCGAACCAGACTTAAGCTTACGCGATCGCTAGCATCTTTAAGATCTAGCGTAGCGTAATCACCAGTGAGAGACCCCAGAAGGGCTCCACGCTGGTTTGGCGTTTGGTCTGTGAAGAATACGTTCCACGCGGTTCCTTCTTTGAAATAAGGCGGGTTTTTGCCCGCCTCACCTCTTAGTCGGAGTCCGTGGTAACGCTCTACATGCTTGACTATTGCCCTGCCTAAACCTTGTTGGATCCATTGAAAATCAACGGGTTCACAAGATATTAAACGAGGGCCACGCGAATCTTTCGGCACAAGGACAACCTTGGCTGGAAGAGACTTAGTTCCGATTCCTCCATAGGAACGGAACGAATCACAGACAGCACCAATCGACGCTTGAAAATATGCGTCGAAAGGATAGTAATCTGTGATTGATTGTGAGACATTACTCCAATGGAACTTGTCCCAAAGCCGTTGCTTCGTCGCAACCGCTCCGGGGCCGTGCCTAGGGAGTATGTCTCTACAGTCGAAATCCGCAAAAAGGTTACTGAGTAACTTTCTTGCGGCGCGCGCGACCTCCAACTTCGAACGCGAAGCAAATGGCTTCGATCTCGTTCGGGTGTATGGAGATAGCGCATCAACCTGTAACTTGAGTTCTTCAAGTTCATAGCTAATGGTCAATAAGTCATTTTCGGTTTCTTCAAACCGATTTATGACCTTTTGTTCTAACAGCTCTGAATACGGGAGCTCATACTTATAGAATAAGTAACAAACTCGACGTATCCAAACGATACTGTCGGTACATGGCTCCTGAAGGGGAGTCCCCT